ATTGTTACCAACCGTTTACTCTAGGGAAATCAAACTCAGAATTTTCCTTACTCTTCTGCTTCTTTTGTTCTCTTCGCCACGCAAGAGAGCCGGGTGGGATTGTAGGTTTTTTAACTTGGGGCTTAACAGTCCTTTCAGACATGCCACGCCAAGCTAACGCATCAGCTATAACTCTGTCTCCATGATTATCCCTTGCACCAGTAGGATCATCTTTATTATCCGATTTCGAGTGCGACACCCCGCCTTGATTATTATAAATGTATTCAAGAGTTTCTTCAAGAGCCTGTTGAGATCTATTAACGATCTTTTGTTCTTGAACAGCAGAACGGTATTCTCCGAGGAGAACAAGTTTTGTCTCTCTTGTAGAATGCCATCCAGGGAAGAGGGTATGTTTCTTCGCGATAGTCTCTTCCTTTACTCGGAAGTAGATATTTCCATACCCGAGTTCCTCAAATTTTGCACCAAATTGCCTACCGACTCCATTACTCTCCCAAATTACAAACGCTTTATGAAGCCAAGTTCCTAATGCGAATACTTGCTTTGCGAACTCTTCTGGTCTGATGTATGGATTTACATACTCTCCGACTTTCTCGTTTGTTTTAGAGTCGTAAATGCAAGCGGTAGTATTAGAACTTCCGGTTCCGGCAGAGATATCGCAACCAATGATATACTTTCTCTCGCATGAAAAATTACCTTCACGATCTAGAGAAACCCAGAGCTTTAATTTGCCTTTCTTGTTCTCTCGGAACTTGCTGGGCTCTCCGGTCAAGGAATCATAGTCAAGATCCCCAGCGATGATCGCTGGACGTGCATATTTTCGTATCGCTTCGTGGACAGCATCTGATAAAAAGAACTGATGCCCGCTTCCAAGATAGTCGATTTCGATCTCTTGGGCGATCTCTTGCATTGTTGCGGCACGTTCGCATTGCTCATCAAACCAAGGTGATCTTGTCTTCCCATCCAATATGGGCTCGTAGCCTTCAGGATATCCTTCATGGTCTAGAATCTCCAACTCTCCATTTTCACTGGTTCGGTAAAGTCCAGCAGACTTGATTGGATGATCAGTCCAGAAGAACCGGAGTTTTCTGATGTTGGTTTGTCGGATAGTGTAGTAGGCGTTGTTGATTCCTTCTGGGGTGGAGTTAAAAAGTCTGCTCTTCGTGACATCTCTGGTTGACGATAGAACCTTATGTCCTTGTTCGACAGCCGCGAATTCATCAAGTAAGATCGCTGTTCTTCTGTCACCGCGGGCCACTTGTCCAGTAGTTGATTCACCATCGATTACACTTCCTGTTTCTGGGTTCTTTATGTGAAGTTTCATCCGATGATCATTGATATCATAACCCTTCGGCATAAGCCAAGACGGAAGATTTTGATGAATGAAATCAATCTTCCAAAAAAGTGACTTAGGATTATCTGATTTGTCTACGTAATCCTCCGTTCGAGACACCATCAGAAACGACATTAACTTCTTGAAATGCCACAAGTATTCAAATGCAGTAATGGCAAGCCAAGAGGCCCCCATATCTCGTGACTTCTCAATAAAGAGATCTTCCTTACCAATGGCATCGAAGGTTTCCATGATGCCATCTCTCTGGTAAGGGTAGAGAATGAACGGGACTCGGCAGAAAGGTTGAAGTCTTGGATCGTAGGTGTAGAGAAAACCATTGATGTAGAAGATCGGATCAACAGCACAGGCATCCCAGAGGACTTTTGCATAAGAAGGATCTTCCATGACCTTTTTATATGTCTTCTTACGCCATTCGAGATTTTCCTTTAAGTCCGTAGGGACATGATGCTCAAATGGCGTATTGATCAGCATCATTGACCCGTAACTGGTCCTCTTGGGAGTACCATAGGAATATGAAATCTCCATGGTGCCGACCGTGATCTCTTAGTTACAATTCGAGAACCTTCTGCGGTTTTAATTTCCTTGACATATTGACCACCTTGGTAACCAAGATCATCAAGAACTTCATACTTCTTTCCATCGACTGTGATCATCAGAAGTCGTGACCACCCAGGGTGTAGACTCGTTTTGCAACCGGATTTTCTACCTTGCACTCCGGCGAAATATCTCGAACTTTAACGGATGCTTTTTCGTGAAGTTGCTCAGAGGTAGTGATCAGTTTTAGGACCTTTTGATGATCTATCCACTTATCACCATACTCGTCAGGAAACTCAAACTCAAATGTCTTCTTCATTTTTTTCCTTAGTTCTATAGTTTGCTTCTCGGATTAGAGATGAAAGAGATTCAATATCCGTAATATCAGTAACTCTAATGCATACACCTTGACTAATATGTTCCTTAGTCGTAAGGCAAAGCATGAGATTACTGACATTCATCCATGCAGGTCCACAATCTTCTGGCCATTCTATGATGAATTTTCGTTTACTTTTTATCTTCTTTTGGCGGTGCGGGCGTGGGGGTCGAGGCATTGGAATGTACATTCGTGTTCTTTTTGAATCACGCAAACGGTCCGTACGGATTGGGATATACGAAAGGTCCATAGGGATAGATGTCAAAACGTGCTTTCTTTGAAATCGGAGGAACTCCATACAAAAGTGGATAACGAAATCTTCCTTGATAGTAATATCCACCATGATAATATCCCCAAGAGACTTCGTTCTCTTTCGGCAGTGCAGGAGTAGGAGTAAGAGAACGTACATTTATGTTCTCCAAGGGGATCTGATCAATGTCATTCTCGGTCGGCCGGTCGAGCGTAATATCGAACAGCCACACAACATCGATTTCGTTTGCCCAACTAAGAATAGCCCGAGCGGGAACGTACCAGTGAAAGTTGTCACCTCCATTAAGGCCCAAAGTGATCATCCCTATAAACCGGCCATCGGATTTAAGGGCAAGGAGACCACCAGAGGACCCACCGAGGGCCGCGGTGTCCGTTTGATCAAAGACACCGTGCTTTGAACCGCCTCCGAAGTTCGGGATGCGTACTCCGATTCTGCTGACGATTCCCATAGTGAGGGAACATGTTCCACCTGTACCTTTCCCGCCCGGTGCTCCGCAATGGTACAACTCAGTACCAGCACACGGAATTTCCTTGTCGAGATAAAATGTCGCCCCTTGTCTAGCGAAGCTACCATCTCTAACGCGAAGCAAAGCAATGTCTCGACGCTTATCCACACTGACAACTAAAGCATCGAATTTCAACTCACCGACAATACGTCCATTTAGCACTCTCTCTTGGGTGATCTGAGCATCACGATAACTCACTACCTTCTTAGTGGTGCCTTTTCTGTCGATCACCGATTCGATCTTTCGCAGATCATCTACAACATGATATGCAGTCATCACGAACACGGCCGGTTGGCCGTCCACAAGCGAGACGAACACAGTGCCGGAACCTTGGGCTCCGCTGCCGTAACCACTTGATTGACAGAGCACGTTTACGCTGACCTTTTGAAGCGACGGGCCGACGTTGCCGGCGAAGGCATCCGGTGCAGTGGCGGGGGACACGAGAGCGAACAATAGAGCAAACGAAAGAATAAGACGTTTCATCACGCGGCCTCTTGAGGGGGAAGGAGGTAAAGAATAGGCGAAATTACCTTCGGATACGAAAGAACCTTTTGGTTATATCAATCAAGTAGAAAGACCACATTGCAAGAACAATGATGGCTTTCCAGACGATTACGAGAGGTGAATTTTTCATTCAGTTTCCTCTTCTTCGTAAAAGAATTCATTCTCAAAAAGCTCTCGTTGAGGATCTGATTCTTTAACTTCATCGAGAACCTGGATAGGAACCTGGATAGGTTCTTCTACTTCATTGAGAGCCTGGAGTTGCTCCTCAATCTCAGCAACCGATCTCTGTCCTTCCTTTTGAAGTTCTGCATCCTCTTTATCATCACCTAAACGACCCTGGATCAAGGCAAATCTACCAAGAAAACCTTTTGGGTCCTCGCAAGCTTGCTGATACAAAAAGAAGGCGGTGTCGTTCGGACACTCTGTGGGTTTTCTTTTTGTTCTCAGTAAGAGTCCCGCTGATTGGATAGCCCACGAAAGGTTTTCGTGAAATGTTTGTTCGATATCCAAGCATGAGATCTTCGGAGGAGGTGGAGGAGGCGTACAATTAGGAGTATCAGAGGTTAAGACGATAGTCGCTGGAATGTCAGATATTTCAGCAAGACGCTTCTCTTTCACTTCAATACTTGTCGGCCGCAGAACCTTTGCTCGACGGAGGTATTTCGCGATGGTTTGTATCGTGACGCCATAGGCATCAGCAAGTTCCTTCTGAACAGCTCCGGCTTTATACCGTTCAAGGAGTTCTTCGTGTTGCTCGGGAGTTATTTTCGGATACCCAATTCCACGGTATGATTGGGGTTCATAGAGGGGTGGGTCGATGTCCTCAGTCATGCGGGAGATTTCTCTAGTTTTGGTTCATCTTGCTCTTTCAAACCATTAGCCATTTTGCATACCGGGCAGTTAGGGTTTCGACATTCGTATCTTGCAAGGGAATAAGGAGGTTCATGGAGGCAAGCAGTTTCGGAATAATCGATCTTTCGGAGGGTCGGAGGGTTAGTCATTATTACATTATATCATAAATCGGGGTCGAGGGGGGTAGAAAATATCATATTTTTCATATTTTTCATATTTTTC